AAAAGAGCCGATAAGGTCGTTTGCCATTGAGTAGAGATCAGCCTCATCAATCAGTTCGGCTAGATTGGAGTCATGCAGAACGCAGGCGTTCCGCAAATCGTCCTCATCGAACTCAAAAATTGTTTCACCACCCGCTGCAATAGAGACGGATTCTGGATCTACAATCTCTATCTCTAACGCTTCTTCCTCCATCCCTGCCATAACAGGGGTGGGGGTTGCCAACGGGCGGTCAATAGCCATCTATCCATTCTTCCCAAACTTTTGAGAACGAGCAGCACCAGAGCCTCTGGCAACACCGCCGCCTTCCATCTTCTTGATTTTGGTGACACCGCCTGCTGCGTACATCTTTGAACTCATACGCATCTTATTTGGCATGTTGTTTGGCATCTTTCCGCCAGCTTGGGCAAGAAACGCAGGAACCATTTCGCCGTCTTTTTCTGCCATCGGCATTTTGCCGCCACCAGCATAGCCCTTAGACTTCATTTTGCCGCCACCGGCATAGCCTTTGGACTTCATCTTACCGCCAGCCATCATTCCTTTAGACTTCTTCATCGGAATCCTCCGCATATAAATTATCAAAAACCCTGTTCACATCCAGCGTGTAATCCAAATCCGACTTGCTGTAATGAATATGTTGAGACGGGCGAAAATCTGGTGCGCCCTCTCCTGTTTCAAACCAAGCTGGGTGAGTCACCCTAACTCGATTATTCGGTAACGCTACTATGTTCCCTGTATACGGGCCTGCCTCTAGTAGCTCCATCACATGACTCTGCTTGTGTTGTGCGGGGTCATCTGCAATTTCGTTGTCTGTGTAGTCTACAGTAAACATGTACTTAGCAGGGTAGAACTCTCCGTCCACCTTTGCCAGCCACGGACAGGGTGATGCCCTCTCCAACACATATACCGAATGATCCCGTGATGAGCAATCCCAAGGTTGCGCTGCATATACAGGCATCGGCTCAGGCCATTCCTCAAAAGGTGTGTCGCCTACCAGTGCGGTGATTGGCATTCTTGCCCACATCGCCCCGCCATGAACATTGGGTTCGTCGGTGTCGTATGTCTCTGCACCAGTAAATATCAACTGAAAACTCAGGCATCGCTTTGGCATTGTCGTGACAGCAATTGCCATCGCGTGAACAAATTCACCGTGATACTTAGTGTGATTGTGCGTGTATTCTTTTCTCACCCAGCACTTAAAGTACGGGATGTTGCTTTGAAGATATGGCATCTATCTAGGCTTTGCCGTCCCATCCATTCTGACCCTGCCGCCCTTCTTCATGTCTTTAACTTCTTGATTTTTTGGAGGATCTAGCGGAGCAATATTTTTCTTCTTTGTTACTGGAGACTCTAGCGGAGCGATATTTTTTTTCTTTGTTATTGAAGGCTCCAGAGGAGCAATCTTTTTCTTCTTACTGGTCATTAGTAATAACTCGCTTTCCTTGGATAAAAAGGTTCGTCCTCTTCATCACTAAGTAGTCGTAAGAACCCGCCCTGCCTAAATCGTAGCAATGCCTGTGTAGAGGAGTCTACAAGGTCATCATGCTCACCGGCAGGAAAGGCAGCAAACTCTTCTACAACCTCTTCGGCAAACCGTGTGTTAGGCCGCCATACATTGCCAGAGGCAAACAAGTCAGATACTGCGTTTACACGGCTGATCTTATCGTTGCCCCTAGACGGGGTGTATTCCGCAACTGGTATGCCCATCGCTCGTAGCTCAAAGATCAGCGGCGTACCCGCTGCTTTAGCTTCTACAATACAAGCATCTGGCTCCCAGTAGCCGTAAAACTCATAGGCTTTCTTTTTAAGCTCAGGAAACTCTAACCGCTCTTTATGGGCATCAAGCAGGATTATGTTCGCCTGCATAGTGCCGTTGTCATCTGGGTGGTAAAACACGCCCCATGTCGTACAGGCAGAGAAATCTGATCGCTGAGTCTTAAGGAATGCCGTATCCCAAGACTGGATAATAAACTCGCATTCAGGCGGCACATCACTGTCCCACTCGCGCCACCACTCCCTTTTCACCAGAGCGCCCTCTTCTGAGGTTGGGTTCTGCTGATACTGGGCATTCCACTTGGGGGCGGGTAATTCGTTGCGTAGCGACTCAAGCTCTTCTAGAGGCCAGAACTGAGGCCATAGCGACTTGCCTGACGGCATGATTGCCGGGAACTCAATCACTTCCCATTCATCTGTACCAGCCCGTTGCACTGAGGACTTGATAATCTGCCCTGTCAGGTCACGTTTGTGCCATCGGGTCATAACAACGATGATCGCGCCTCCCGGCTGTAAACGCTGTCTAGGCCCGGAGGTATACCACTCGTAAACCTTGTCGAACACACCGGGGTCGGCACTTTGCCCTTCTTGCTCTGAATGCGGGTCATCAATGATCAACAGATCCGCACCCTTACCAGTCACAGCACCGCCAACACCAATAGCGAAGTATTCGCCGCCTTGTGTGGTACTCCACCGGCCTGCGGCCTTGGAATCTGCCCGTAAACCCAAAGTGGGGAAAACCTGCTTGTAGTCATCACTGTCTACTAGGTTACGAACCTTGCGACCAAAACCAACCGACAACTCTGCGGTGTGGGCAGTCTGAATGATCTTCTTCTCAGGAAAATTACCTAGAAACCAAGCAGGGAGTAAGTACGAAGCAAACTCTGACTTAGTGTGCCGTGGTGGCATATTGATTATCAGACGCTTCAACTCGCCACGGGCAACACGCTCAAAAGCATCCCCCATGATCTTGTGATGTCTGCCCTCAATAAACGCAGGCCATACACGCTTTATAAACGGCATGAACCCATCACGGGCCAATTCCTTAGCTTCAGCGGCCTCTAACTCTTCAATAAGAGCCAGCATCTCGCGCTGCTCATGCTCAGGTAAATTAGGGATCTTCTTGAGAAGTTCTGGGTCTACTCTGTCAAGAATCGGCATAAACCCCTCTAGGAATATTCCCGTCTAGGAAGATTCCTCTCTCATGTATATACCTAAAATAATCATGTATCTGCCGTGGGGGGCACCTTCCTAGTAGGAATCTTCCTAGTAGGAATCTTCCTTACTCGGCATATTCCTAGAGAGAGGAATAACTGATTATACAGAAGCTACACACTTGACAAGAATGAGGCAACACCATTTGTGATTTTTTTTGCAAAAATTTTTGGGGGCTAGGATTCCTACCCCGTTTCCCTGCAAAAAAAGGGGTCAGTACTGCTTACTGTTTACGGCATATATATTTTTTGGGTAATTGTTTGAGCGTTTCACTATGTATATAGACGGTGGGTGTGTATATGCGTAGGGGGGGGTGGGGTGGTCGCAGGATGATAGACAGATTTGCTGAGAGGCGGGGGTGTGCTAACCGTTAGCATATGCTGTACTGCGTACACAAACCGTTGGGCTATGGTGTACTGTCTAAGCTAATGCAAACTGTCAGGCTTGGCCTCGTCATCAGCCTTGGCTTGGAGTGCTGCTAATCGGCGCTCTATCTCTGCCGCGACACTCGTGCTATCCCTGTCGCCACTGTTTGTCTCGACTACATCTTTGAACATGCCCACAGTCTGGCCCAGTAGCTGCGCTGCCTTGAGCTTGTTGGTATCGGTAGGCTCGGCACTGTCCATCCACTGGCGCAGCCGCTCCAGAACTTTCTCCCTGTCGCTGACCAGCGAGGCCGATACTGCACGTTCATTCTTCTCCCTTATCTGCTCCAGCAATAGGGTAATGGCAGGGTTGGCGGCGAGTCTGCTGGCTTCTGTCCTGATGGCTGCCGCGCTCATGTTCTCGCACTGGTACGCTTCCCTGTACGCATCACTTAAGCTCATGCCTGCACCACTACCCAGTGCCAGCGCAAAATGCCGCTGTTTGCTGGTGAGTCCTGACTTCGGTCTGCCCATGCTTGCCTGTTCCAATGCCTGTATTGGTGCCGATCATACTGCCGACGCACTGACCGTCCATCACCAGTACCCAGTAAACTATATGCACAAAAAGCTTGACATATCGTACTTGCCGCTAGGAGGCCCAGAATTGCGTTCTAAGCGACGTTTGGCCTAACCCATACCATCGCATTGCCTACCCCTCGAACTACGCTTAGACGGAAATTCGTATGTAACTTGTTGATTACAAAGCACTTTATACTGCATACCAACTATTTACTGCTTATTTGCTTGTCAATACTTGTATTGCACACTGTTACCTGCTATTCGCGTGCGCGTTCCTCTTATCCCGAATTCATCCCCCTGCTTACCGTGTGGCGAGCCAATATCAAAAGGGCTAGTAATAAATCCCCGCACCACTCGTTGTATCTGCAAGCTTAATTATTTATTGCTTACAGGGTATTGCGTACTGTTTTTATATGTGTGTAAAATCCACTCAAGCCCACGGGGGAGGCTTTCCCAATCCCCGCCAAGCCCCTCACGGGGTGCCTTGAGAGACAGGCTTAAATGTGAACCAAGTCTGGTAGGCCTACCGCCTACGCGACAGGGGTGCGTTATGAAACGCGCTGCGGGTCATAGAGGCCCAGCCCCTCCGGTAAGAGTCCGGCGCACCTACGGCGTTAAGCGATACACAAGTTCCCCGACAGGCATACAAATGCCGCTTGCGGTTCGGGCTATTGGCTGAGGTTTACCCCCTCAGCTACCGCAGAGCTTCGGCTCACCAATGACCACTCACCGAGTGCTTATTGTTGATTCGATCAATTTGGAGAAAGTGTGATGACTACTTCAGAACGTAAGGCAGTGCTGCGGTTCAACCGCCGCCGTCTTTTCCTTAACCGAATGATCATGCGAAAGCGTGCATTCATTTCATCAATCCGCAGGGCTTTGCAATCGCAGGGCAGTGCATCAATCGGGAGTCTGTAATGACAACAACCTTTACCATTTCGAGAATGCCTGTCGGCAGCGGGTTCCAAGTGACCCAACAAATTGGTGATCGCAGACCAGTGATCATCGCCCACTCACGCAGTGCTGATGACGCTCAGAGCTTTGCTTGGCAAAGATTGTCTGACGCGACTGACCGTGGGCGTGAGGCTTTCATAACCATCGACATGCGAGGGTCTTAAACATGGAAGAACGTGTTGATCTTGAGCGGGGGCGCGTGTCGTTCCTAGACCTTGCCACTGGGCAGGTTGAATACACTGGCAACGTGCATGCTGTTTCAGTATGCGTCGTTCCTAACTTTGACCGCTTCGAGGATTTCGAGGCTTGGGTTGACGATCTACTTTCCAACTGATGAGTGCTGGATGGTAACCAGCCGAAACCGCGCAGGAGGCGCGGTCTTGGAAAACCAATCGGGAGTTTGTAAATGACAGACCAACAAATCATCAGCCTGTTTGATTCTTCAAACATCACGCTGCGGGAGCTGGCAGCAATTAGTGGGCGCTCAATCGCTCAACTAAAAACCTTGCTGATGGGGGCTTAAACAATGCTTAAGTTTCAAAGCTGGGGCGCTGGTGAGCGCATACGCTTCTAACATTCCAACTGACGAGGCTGGGTGGTTCTCAGCCGAAACCGCGCAGGAGGGCGGTCTTGGAAAACCAATACAACAACTTGGAGTGACATACTATGTCCATTAACGCATCAAAGGTCAGCCCTTCGCAGGCCTCAGAAATGCTGCTGGCACACGCCATCAGTCAACTATCTGGCGGCAAGCGCCACAAGCCCGTGTATCTCTGGGGCACCTACGGCGTTGGCAAATCATCCATCGTCAAACAATTGATCACCAAGCTTAGCGCCCACTTTGATAAGCCTGTCGGCTTGCTAGATGTTCGCCTGTCACAGTTTGACGCAGTCGATACTCGCGGCATCCCGTACATTCGTGACCAGCGCGATGCGCTCGATACGGTGGGTAATGACGAGATTGCTGGCATGAGTGACGAGGTAAGACGCGCTGCCTATCAGCTATTGTCGGCTGGGCCATCGAAGACTACCGAGTGGTCTACGCCATCATGGCTGCCCAATGTGGCGCGTGACGGCGAGTTCGGCATCCTGTTCTTGGATGAGATACAGCTTGCATGCCAGTCGGTCAAAAATGCTGGCTACCAGTTGCTTAATGAGTTCCGCTTGGGCGACTACATCTTGCCTGCTGGCTGGTTTGTCATTGCCGCATCCAACCGTCCCAATGACGGCGCTGGTGTGTCTGGGCGTATGGATGCTGCTGTGAGCACCCGCTTTAAGTATCACTTAGATGTTATGCCATCCGCTGCTGAGACCACCGATTACTTCCAAGATATTGGGGTTCGCCCAGAGGTAATCGCGTTCCTGAAGTTTCGCGGTGAGGCTGTCGGTGATCAGGCCGGACTCATTCATGAGTTCCCTAATGGCGGCACCGCAAAGGACAAGGTTGCCATCGCTACCCCGCGAACATGGGAATCTGTCAGCGACATCCTTGACGATGGTATGGCGGCTGATCTGGAGCACATCGCCATTGAGGGCGCTATCGGCGCTGGCGCTGCTGGCGAGTTTGTCGCCTTTCTCCGCACCATGCGTAACCTGCCAGACATCAACTTGTTTCTGTCAGATCCGCACAACGTGCCACTGCCCAATGAGATCACCACTCAGTATGCAGTGACCGCTGCGCTGGCTGCGCGGGTGACCGCCGACAACCTTGGCAATGGCGTGACCGTTGTGTCCCGCATCAACAACGAACTGCTGGAGGTGTTCTGGATACTGGCAACGCGCCGTGACCCAGACCTTAAGGCTTCACCTGAGTATGTCGCCCACAAGGCAACGTACTAAACCCAACAGGGGCTTCGGCCCCTCCACCTTATTTATTTTGGAGTAAATACCTATGGACAAGATCCAGAACAACGCAATGCTGATCGCCGCGACGATCAAGAAATTCTCAAACAGCCGCAAAGACACCAGCATATCTGCTGAGGTTGCCGCGACTAAGAACGCCAACCCCAAGGTCATTACCGTGACCAAGAAACTGCTCGACGCACCCGCCGTTAAGGCACTCAACCGTATCGCTGGGCAGCTTCGCAACTCAGTGCTCAACCCCCTGACCATGCCTTGGGAAGACGGTGTGCGCCTGATCACCGTTGACCAGATCGAAACATTCGAGGCTGAGTGGGACAAGAAAGTAGACCGCGCTGAAGAGCTAAAGCGCGAGGTCATTACCGAGTGGCCCAACATACTCAAACGTGCCAAGAAAGACCTTGGTGATTCTTTCGATATCTCAGAGCTACCCAGTGCTGAGTTTGTCGCTGGCAGTTACCAATTCAGCTACATACTACGCGCCATGCCCGACTCCGGTGATATCAGGGTCAACCTGCCTGCCGACAAGATCGCCAAGATCAAGGCTCAGGCCGAGTCCGATATCAACAAGCGCGTCGAGTCTGCTGCTGAGTCTGTGCATGAGCGCGTGATCGACACCTTGCAGTCTCTGGTTGACGGCCTAGAGCGGCACGGTAGCAAGCCTGCTGGTGCCAAACGTGCAAGCAAGTTTGCAGATACTACTGTCGAGAATATCGAGAAGCTTGCTCAGGTTTTGCCTTCACTCAACATTACCGGCGACCCCAAGCTTACGCAGGCAAGCAACGCTATTCTGTCTCAGCTTAACGGCCTAGATCCTCAGCGGCTGCGCGACTCTTCGAGTGAGCGTCAGGCTGTTGCCAACAAGGCCAAGTCGATTGTCGATAACCTCACTGGCCTTTGGGATTAACGGAGAAATACTTATGTCAGCGTTAAACATTATGTTGAAAGCTCGACGGCGCATGCTGCGCGAGTTTCCATACTTTGGCTTCCGACTGCATCAGCTACTGCTGGTGCCGTCAACCAAGACCTCTACGATGGCAACCGATGGAAAGGCTATCTACTTCAACGAGAAGTGGGTGCCTGAGCAGTACGCCATCCACGGTTACAAGTTCATCATGACCGTACTGGCTCATGAGATCATGCACGTTGATGGGTTCCATCACCTGCGTAAGGGCAGCCGTGACCACAAGCTTTGGAATGAGGCCGCCGACTACGCCATCAACTACGCGCTAGTGCGTGAGGGCTTTGAGGTTCACGATGGCCTGTACAGCACCGACTACATTGGCAAGTCTGCCGAACAGGTGTACACCATCCTCGAAAGCCAGCGCAGCACTGAGGCCGACAAGCCCAGCACTGGCAACGGTGGCGCTGACGATGATGACTCAGGCGATGGCGCTGCCGATGGGGATGCCCCTGATCAAGGCGACAACGGCTCTGAGGGCGGCCCTGACGGCGATACTGGC